CGCAACTGGTATCGTATATACTAGAGTCCGCGATATCAATGGACTTCATTGGGTAGAATTTTAGGAGAAAACATGTCGAAAAATACAGATCGTAATGGTAAGGGCGTTCACAAGCAAACAATGAAAAATATTGATCGTCGCATCAAAGATAAAGAGCGTTCTTCAGAACGTAATGATTTTAAGAATAAACTTCGAAGTTATGTTGACGGTAATTTAGAACATCTTGATGAAGATGACCTTGACGACTTTGAATAAACTAATTATAATGAGTACATATGACATCTACAGCAATTACAATCAGTAAAACAACACTTTCTATTCTCAAGAACTTTGCAAATATGAATTCAAATATTCTTGTAAAGCCTGGGAATGTAATCAAGACAATCACACCATCCAAGAGTGGTATGGGAGAGGCAGTTATCGAAGAGACTTTTGATGTCGAATTTGGTATCTGGGATCTTAACAAATTCCTTGGAGTTGTGAGTCTTTTTAGCAACCCTCAGTTTGAATTTGGTGAAAAGAGTGTAAAGATCATTGGACCGAATAATTCAGTTGTAAATTATTATTATTCGGAACCTCGACTTCTCACATATCCAACGAAGTCAGTAAATATGCCACCAGTTACGGTAAAGACTCGTATCGAAGAAGGTATGTTCAATGAACTTCAGCGAATTTCATCAGTTCTACAACTTCCAGATCTTTCATTCCAGAGTGATGGTAGTATTATCTACGCGATCATCTGTGATCTTAAGGATCCAACAAGTAATAGCTACAAGGTAGAACTTGAAGGTAATGCTGATGGTGCTGAATTTGAACTTAATTTTAAGATGGAAAATATTCGTCTTTTGGCTGGAGATTATGAGATTTCATTTGCCAAGAACGTAGCAGTTCAATTTGATAATGAAAATCTGAATCTCTCTTATTGGTTTGCAATGGAACCTAACTCACGGTATACTGCATAATATGAATAATACTGAATTTCTTTGGGTCGAAAAATATCGACCACAAACCATTGATCAATGTATTCTCCCATCGTCCTTGAAGAAGACCTTCAAGGACATGGTTGCTAAAGGAGAACCACAAAATCTTCTATTTTCTGGTACTGCTGGTACAGGAAAAACTACTGTTGCCAAGGCACTTTGTAATGAATTGAATGCTGATTGGATTCTTATTAATTGTTCTGAAGATGGAAATATTGATACACTTAGAACAAAGATTAGACAATTTGCAAGCACAGTTTCGTTTTCTGAAAATTCAAAAAAGGTTGTTATTCTTGATGAGTTTGATTATTCAAACGCACAGAGTATTCAACCAGCACTTCGTGGAGCCATTGAAGAATTTTCAAGTAATTGTCGTTTTATTTTGACTTGTAACTACAAGTCACGAATTATTGAACCTATTCACTCACGTTGTACTTGTATCGATTTTACAATCTCTAACGAGGAACGTCCTTCTATCTGTGCTGGAATTTTGGAACGATGTGAATATATTCTTAAAAATGAGAATGTTATTTGTGATAAAAAGGCTTTGGCCAAGCTTATCATGAAGCATTACCCAGATTTTCGTAGAATTCTAAACGAACTTCAGCGATATTCTGTCTCTGGTAAGATTGATGAAGGTATTCTTATTAATATTGCTGATAATGAAATCAAGAATCTAATTTCATTTATGAAAAATAAGGACTTCGCAAATGTTCGAAAGTGGGTTGCAACAAATGTGCATTTGTCAGAAACTGATATTTTTAGAAAGATTTATGATAATCTAAATGCATATCTAGCCCCTATGAGCATTCCTGGAGCCATTATTGTTCTTGGGGAGTATCAGTACAAGGCTGCATTTGTGAGCGATCAGGAGATCAATATGGTGGCTTGCTTGGTAGAACTTATGATGACATGTGAGTTTATCTAATGGAAATCTTTGATTTTCTCAATAGCATTAATGATAATAAGAAAAATCTAATGAACGTAGATCCTGGTTGCGAGAGGGTTTACGTTCCTTATATTATCAATAAATCTTTATCATATTTTCCAGATACTCTTTTTGAGGCAAATATGATGAATTTTTATAACAATATTAGTAAAAAGATGCAATATGATTATTATCTTCTGAATATTCGAAAAAAGAAACGATTTAGTAAGTGGCATAAGGAAAAGACCACCGATTCTGATGATATTTCAATTATCAAGCAATATTACGGATATTCGGATAAAAAGGCAGTAGAAGCCTCCAAAATTCTAACAAAAGAGCAAATAAATCATCTAAAGAACGCATTAAATACTGGTGGAAATATTAAATAATATAAATATTTAATATTTTTGGAGTATTTAATGGAAGAAAATAATGATGATATTTTTGATGGATTGGGTGTTGAAGTGACCCTGAAATCAAAAGAAGACTTTTTAAAAATCAAGGAAACCCTCACAAGAATTGGCGTATCCTCAAAAAAGGAAAATAAACTATTTCAATCTTGTCATATTCTGCACAAGCGAGGTCGTTATGCAATAATGCATTTTAAAGAAATGTTTATACTTGATAATCTAGAGAGTGATATTTCTGATGATGATATTGGTAGAAGAAATACTATTGTAAAATTATTGATTGAGTGGGGTTTATGTGATGCAGTTGATCCTGAAGAATATAGCGCACCACAACTTTCTTTAGCAAGAATTAAAATAGTATCACATAAAGACAAAGTTAACTGGCAACTCGTTCCTAAATACCATATAGGAAAGTGAGTTGTTTTTAATATGGATATAATGCAAGCAATTGGAGCACCGTTTAATACGGATCAGTCTTCCTGTTCTGACAAGAAACCTAAATTATTTTCATGGACGAAAGAAGATAGCAATATCAAGGTTTTTATAGATGCAGCTATTTCACATGGAATAAATTACGTAAAGAAGCCTAACGAAAAAAAGATAGCATGGATTTGTGAATCAAGGGCGATATTTTATGAATTTAATTTTCCTAAAGATTTATTTGAAAAACATCTTGAACGGATTTGTGACAGCTATGATGCTGTTTATTTTTCTGATAGGACATTTTGCAGCAAAAATAAAAAATTACATTTCTCGTTTGCTGGAAGTAACCTTCCTTGGATAGAAGATCAACAAATATTTGAAAAGAATAAATTAGTATCTCTAATAGCATCACCAAAACAAGCAACAATAGGTCATCAAGTTCGTCATGCTTTGGCATACAAATGGAAAGATAAAGTTGATTTATATGGTGGTGTATTAGGATCACCAAGATTTGGATATGAGAAACGACCTTGGGGAGATAAAAGTCGTGCCTTGAATCCATATATGTTTTCAATTGTTATTGAAAATGATAAGTATCCAACTTACTTTACAGAAAAATTAACAGACTGTTTTGCAACTGGAACAATACCTGTATATTGGGGTACACCTGATATTGGTAATTATTTCAATTCAGAAGGAATCATTACACTTGATTCATCATTTGATCCATCACAATTAACAGAAGAATTATATTATAGTAAGATGGATGCAATTAAACATAATTTTGAACGTGTGAAAAAATTAGAGAATGCAGATGACATTCTTTATCACATGATAAAACAATTATAAATACTAGACCATGAAGACACCTGTGATTTCTTTTTATGCTGACGTAGATGGTCGCACTTATTATAGCGATCATGCCACAAGATTGAAAAAAAATCTTGAGGAACATTCCGTACCAAACTTTATTAGACATAAACCATCAAAGGGAAATTATCGTTCTAATTGTTTATCAAAACCTAGATTTATTCTTGAGATGATGAATGAATTAAGAACACCACTTGTTTGGTTAGATGTAGATTCAATTGTACATAAACCTCTTGAAGTTTTTGATGAGTTTCACGATAAAGTTGATTTAGCTATGGCATTTCCTAAAGTTCCTACAAAGGAAGATCCAACTATTGGTATGCCAAAAGCATCACCAATATACTTAAATCAAACACCAAAATCTTATGAATTTATATATTCTTGGATTGAAGCAAGTGAGGCTTTAGAAAAACAGACTAATGTGGCATTCGATCACGAAGTTTTAGTAAATATATTTATGAAAATGATAAATGAAAATACTGGTGTTCGTATGGCTTTTTTAGGAAATGCTTATTGTGTTTGGCCTGGTATACCAATTCAAGATGGAGAACCAGTAATTACAATGGGATTAGCTGATGGAGAATCAAAAAAAGAAGTACTGAGAAACATGGGCTTTGATGAATCTAATATTAAATTTCAAAGCCCAGGAAATTTAAAATGAATTTTAATTTATTTATAAATTATTGGTCTAGTCCTATTCACGATAGAAATAAAGAAATATTAGAAACTATTTCTAAAAATATTAATTTAAATATTTTTAATAATATAATAATTTTTACAGAACAAGATTCGGTTAAAGATTTAAAAATATTTAAAAATAAATGTGAAATAATAGTAGGATCTAGAAAAATGTATCAAGATATATTTGATTATTCTAATATATTTTTTTCATCAGAATATGATATAAATATTTTAGCTAATTCTGATATAGAATTTAATGAAACAATAAAACTATTGAATGATATTAATAAAAATGATTTTATAGTATTAACTCGATATAATAGACCAGATAATACAATAGAAAAATCTTTTCTTCCTGATATGTTAAGTGATAGTCAAGATGTATGGTGTTGGAAAGGTTTTACAAAGTTAATTAACTGTAATTACTACTTAGGAATTCCTGGATGCGATAATAAAATAGCATTCAATGCTTTTGATCAGGGATACGATGTTAGAAATCCTTCTCTTAGTATAATTGTT